AAAGCACCTATTTTACGTGGTAATCTGCGTTATGTGTTACCTACATGACACCTTTGAAATTTTGTGCACATATGACAAGTGACCCGAATCACAACGTTCTTTTCATGCGTGATGTGATCCCCCCACCTATAGTTTTTTGTCAATATTTGCAATATGCTGCAAAATCTGCTTCAGTGTACTGGTATTATCAGTTGCATCATCAATGGTGTTGGTATCATCAACTGTGCTAACATCGGCAGCATCAGCAGTTGAGAAGCCGTTCAATCCAGCCTTTTTTATGATAGCTGGATAATCTTTATAAGCATAATCCAAATCTACATCTGTAGTAATGCCGTCTATTTTCCCCGTCCAGCTGTACTGCCACAATCCATAATCGCCCTGATAGGTCGTCTGATCCACGCCGATATGTGATAAAAAGACATCATACCGTGATTTGGCACTGTCATCAAGATTGTTTTCCAATGCAGATTTGTAAGTGTAAATTGCCGCATAATAACCAGCTTTTTCAATAGCACTACAAAACGCCGCACACAATGCGTTTGCATTCGCCAAACTTTTCGACTCTTCGATATCATAGGCGACTGGATAGGCAAACTGTTTGCCCTTGATTGCCTGCAAAAATACAGCTGCTTCTTGCTCCGCCTCTTCTACCGTTGTGGCGTAGCTGTACCAATACGCACCAACAGGGATGCCAACACGTTGACATTCGCTGTAATTTCTTTCAAATTGGCTGTCTACCTGATTGGTTTCTTTGCCGTATCCTGCACGGATGATAGCAAAATCAACCGCTCCGGATGCTTTTACTTTGTCCCAGTCAATGTTGCCTTGATGCTTTGACACGTCAATACCCTTACAGATTACATTTTTTGTATCTGTTGCTGCACTGTTTTTCGTAATGCCATAGTATGCGTAAAAATCACCTGTAACCGTATTGTTACCTTTCGTTTCATCGCCGTACCATTTCGCCCCTGTTCTCACGTCCAGATGTGTAGATGTGTAGGCGCTTGTGATATTGGCGATACCGCCAAATCCTAAATCTTGTGCAGTGCAGGATACAATTTTGCTACTAATTGCATTGCCGTCGGCATCATAGCAGACGACATCCGCTGCCGTGCCTTTGGTGTGCTGACCGCTGCCATTTCCACCGACTGCTTTGTCGTGCGATGCGCAGCGATAACCGCTTGATACAATGATTTTACTACATTGTAATGTGTTGTACAGCTGTTCCAGTTTGTCTATCAATTCCGTGGCAATCAAAATATTATGTGATTCCCCACATTTACAGCGAAATTCCTGCACGTTAAAATGTGCTGATAGCTGTGTTTTGTCCGTTTCTGTGTAGTTTTTTACTGGCATAATACTTGCACTCCATTTTCAGTTGATTCCATAATCCTATTTTTTGCTATATCAAAAAAACGTTTTTCACGTTCAATGCCGATAAATTCACGCCCTGTATTTGCACATGCCACACCGGTTGAACCGCTGCCCATGCAATTATCAAGAACAATGTCACCGACATTTGTATATGTTTTTATCATATATTCCAGCAAATCTACAGGTTTTTGTGTCGGGTGTAATTGCTGTTCACGGAAACTATTAACAACAGGAAAATCTATAATATCTCTCGGATACCGCGACCCATCAGTATTGATTGATACATTTGCATATTCTCCCCCCCCCGTAATTTGAGCTTAATCTATTTCTTTTTGTTTTGTAACATTTATGCCCAAATGATTTTTGTGGGTGATATGTAGGCAGGTGTTTGTAAAAAATAAATATATTTTCGTGTGATTTCAACGGCATTTTGTTTGCATTAAGATTTCCTGTCGCACGGTTTTTTTGCCAAATCCATTCATATCTAAACATTTTGATATTACTTGCAGCCAGCAAAATGGAAAAAGGTGCCTGGCAAAACAACGCAATGCAGCCATTTGATTTGATGATGCGATTGTATTGTGCCCACAGTTTATCAAATGGTATAATCACGTCGAATTTGTTTTTCGTTGTCCCGTATGGCAAATCACATAAAATCATATCAATAGATTCATCTGGTATTTTTGGCATAAAATCCAGACAATCACCATGTATCAACTGCATAATCAATCTACCTCCGGCAGCCCTGCCACGCTGGTCAGGACGGACAAAATTCCAGCCAGCAGGGAAGCACTGGCAACATAAATCCAATCTACATCCGACATCGCAACAGATACACCAATTATAGCAATGGCAGTTTGCGCCACGGTTTTGGCTGCTCTTATGGTGGCAGCTTTTGCCCATTTTCCGAAATTTTTCATTTTTTGCCCTCCAACGGTAAATCCATGAACGCTGCATGCAGCTGCTTCATTACACCGTTACCACCTAATTCACGATACTGCTGATACATATTTTCAAAATTTTCCCTCGCATATACCGGGGCGTAGCCCTGTTCCATGCATTTTCCGTAGCTGTATAGCATCCTATCACGCAATAATGCCTGCACACCCCATTCTAATGCTTTTTGTCGTGTTTCCTGCTTGTGCAGTTTCGATAAAATCGATTTCACAGCAATACTCAGCATGCCGGATGCACTGACAATCGACAAAATGATTGTAATGATATTATCACGCATCCTTCTGTACCTCCGTGGCAACACAGGTGATAGCATCGCCTTTTTGCGTTCCATTCACAATCAATATATTCGTTTTGTTGTTTTTTGTTTCAATTCCATAGTCTGATAATACGTTGAGATGCAATCCATTTTTGTAGATGTCCATTTTTGTTTTTTCTGTGTCGATTGTCACGCCGTTCGGCAGCGTAAAATCTGTTTGTCCGTCCGTATCGGCTACTAATGTATAGCTGTTTGTTGTCAGTTTGTATGGTTGCGCCGTTTCATCCGCCCACCATGATTTAAATTGTGCGATGATATCATCAATTTTGCCCTGCAAACTGGTTTCCAGTTCTTCTACGCTGTCCGTTTCCGATTTGATAAATGTATCAATTTTTTCTGTGTATCCGTCCATTGTATCCGCAAACGTCTGATTGTACGTATCAATTGTGCTATTGGCAGTATCATTAAAATTTGCTACAGCATCGCTACCATTTTTGATAAAATCGTCTATTTTTGATTTGTTATCGTCGATGTAGTTCTGGATAGTGTCCACGATATTTTCCGTTCCCGTTACACCAACTACCCATGGACAATTTTCTGCGCCACGATTATCGGATACATTACTATCTGTAATTTCCGTTGCCTTTGCAGGCACGTAGATATACGCCAGCACGAAACTTTTCGCCGTTTCCGTGTTTGTTGGTGTGGGCTTTTCCGGATTTTCTGCCGGTGTGCCAGTCAGAATGTCAACGCTGCAATCTCTGTTCGCCAGATTCGCCTTTACCGTTACGGCATCCCACCGTGGATTATCTGTATCAGATGTTGCAATTTCTTTGGTAAATGGTGTGGTGTTTCGTGCGTATCGATTCAAAATTTTAGCCCGTCCCGTGTGCACTGTAATATTCATGCCATCACCGGATGCGCTGATTTTAAATCCATTTCCCACATTAGCGTAAATTCCATCCCCGACGATGCCTTCGAAATAATCTGCAAAATTATCACTATTATATTTTCTATCGCCGTTAATGGAATCAAAAAAACCAAAATTAAACATTTAATCAACCTCCCAATCTGAAAAAGTAGGCGTTACTTTGTACCCGTTTTCGTCGTCGCACTCTGTCACTTCGATGATTCTTGCGCTTGCACTAATCCCGTATTCATTTTCAATGCTGACTACGTCGCCCAAATCCCAGTCACGGCGGTATACGAATTGCAATGTAGTGTCGACTTCGCCAGAAAATAGGGGCGCTGCTATCGTTTCATACAGTTTTTCTTTTCCCCGATACCGCAACGTGTGTTGGTAGTCAGTCCAAGACATTGTTGCACCGTCGCTGGACGTTTGCTGCAAATCCCGTGCATCCACGAACATTTCACGCCTGTCTAATCCTTTTGGCACCTTTGTGTGTTCTTCGTTGTCTGTTACCGTCATGTGTGTCCATAGTACTACAC